CGACGGCGGCGCGGAAATCCAGCGCCCGGTGCAGGCTGCCGTCATTGTAGAGCCAGCCTGCGGTGATAATGTGCTGGGCCAGGGGCCAATGCAGCAGGGCTTCTTCATTCTTCAGCCGCATTTTTATCCTCCTTATTTTGTCCTCTTCCATATCCATACCGATAAATAAGGCGGCATGTTGTTGTGGGCTGCCCCGGAACCGCCGGAGGCGACTGTTACGGTTTTGGATTCCCAGTTCGGAATACCCCAGCCACTTGATTGCGTTTGGACATACGCATCCGCAGTGCTTCCGGTTCTGGAGCGTATTACGTTGCTTCCGTTGGCCACAGGCAGCGAATAATTCGGTAGCTCGCTTTGTGTAAGCTTATGGGTGAATTCGCCCCCAGTGCTACCTGCGGGATAACTGCTGGAAGCAGCAAACAGGAAAGTATCAGATATTCTTTCCCACGTGCCACCAAATAGATTTGCCGGGCTTGTACTGTTTACGCTCATGTAAATGCTGCCAATCGGCCAGGCCGCAAGTTTTGCTTCCGCGATGGCTGCTTTTACCGCTGCTGGTGTTGCTGCAATTCCTCCGCTGGTTGAACTGGTTGAACTGGTCGAATCGCTCAGCTTCACGCCGCCCGCGGTCGAAGCATTACCTGTCGGCAGTGTGTACTTAGTATCTGTTGTCGGCGGTGTGTATCCCAAAGCACTTGTCACGTTCGCCTTTGTCAAACTAATCGTGCCGGAATTCTCCGTAATGTTACTCCCGATTTTTACACCACCCAAAGTCCAAGCACTTGCGGTTGGCAGTGTGTACTTGGTATCAGTAGTCGGTGGCGTATAACCCAGTGCATTTGTCACGTTAGTCTTACTAATGCTGATCGTGCCGCTGTTCACTGTAATATTGCTGCCAATCTTTACGCCACCCAGGGTTGAACTGGTAGCGGCAGGCAGCGTATGGGTACCGGAGGAGGCCGGTGTCATATAGATCTGGTTGCTGTTCAGCGTTCCTTCACTCTTAGCATTATCATACTGGGCTTGCGTCAGGTAGTTGATCACCAGGCTGTCCAGCTTTGTATCAGTGGCCATAATCATATACCTCTCGTTACAATCGCGCTGATTGCGGATAGTCCACTCGGCAGCCCAGTCAGTTTTCCGTTGCTGATGCTTAGGCTCAGGTTGGTGCTGCTTGGGCCGCCGTATATGGCGCTCTTGTGGTACTTGTCGCCCTCAAACGCGACCAGGCTCGTAGTCTGCCCGCCCCAGCCGCCGGAACTGGTTATGGTGCCATAGCCCCAAATCTTAATGGTTCCGCTGGCGGTCTTAAAACTCACGCTGGGGTTGGTGTCCGTAATGGCATAAGCCTCCACATTGTTATTGCCATTGCCGCCGGAACTCCCGCCGCCGGCATAAGTTCCTGTCACACCAAAAATGTTCACACCGCTCTTAATGTTCCCGGCCACCAGGTTTGCATCGCCCTTGATTGTCTGTGTCCCGCTCAGGTATTGCCCAGATGCAATGCTCTGGTCGGTTGTCTTCGGGATGTAAGTTGCTGCGCTTTTTTTGGCCACATCACTGCCAATATAAGTGCTCGATATCGCATTCACGGTCACTTTGCTCAGTCCGTCATATCCGTTATCCGGGCTTACCGTCTGGGTGCTTTCACTGGGACTGACTGTTTTGCTCTGTAGTGTTGGGTCGCCAGTTGCCTCGTTGTAGCTGCCGGTTACATTAAAAATCGTTACACCCTTTTTAATATTACTCGCAATTAAATTGCTATCGCCTTTAATTGTCTGGGCACCACTTAAATACTGGCCGGACGCAATGCTTTGATTGCTAGTTCCCGGCGTATAAGTGGCGGCGCTTTTTTTGGTTACGCTGCTACCGATATACGTGTTCGATATGGCTTCCACCGTGACGGAACTTAAAGCGTCGTAACTGCTGTCAGGATTTACGGTTTGGGTATTCTCACTTGGGGTAACTGTTTTGCTCTGCAATTTTACGCCGCTGGAGCCACCACTCACAAAGCCGCCCTGCATGTCAACGGCATTGCTGCCTAAATACACACCCATGCAACTGTCACCACCTTCTGAGCGTAACGTTTGTCGCGCCAACGCTGGCTGCCGTTATGTCAATGGTTTTTGCGCTGCTGCCGTCCCATGCGCCCTGACTGGTTCCGTTCAGTTTGATGGTCAGGCTGTTATTTAGTTTTTCGGCGCTCTTTGCGGAGCCGCCTGCGTTGCTGGAACCGGCATAGTTTGTGGTTCCGGTGACTTTGGCCCCTGTGGCACTGTGGGCAATTACCCCTTTCGGCAGGTCGGCAGCCCGCACCGTATCGCCGGTCAGGTCGAGGACAACTTCATCATTGATAACAACCTTGTTTACGGCCATGCTCAGCCTCCGATCGTCAACGTCTGGCCGCCAGCCGCATTATCAACGTATGTGGCCGGGATCGCCTGCACAGTAACTTGAGACAGGCAGTTATACGCTTTGTCGGGCAGCACAACCTGCTGCTCAAAGGTCGGCGTAACGCTCTTGGCCTGCGGCTTCATACCTTCGCTGCCGCTCATAGAGCCTTTCACGCCCAGGACCGTAACGCCCTCGCGGATATTTGCGGGCACCAGCTTGGCCTGTTCGGTCGCTGCGATAGTCACTCCGCCCGCACCATCGTGAAAGCCCATGGGGATGGTGTATTTACCAGAAACGGTGCTGATTTCACCGTTGACTTCGCCGTTGTTGGGCATCGTGCCGGTCATTTTAGCGCCACGCGCGTAGAATGTTTTCCCGTTCAAAACCTCCGCCACAGCTGCGGTGGCATCGCTGGTATCCGCGTCTTTCGTGCTGGTACCGGTAATAGGGGCGCCGGACTTGTCGTGCGCCGTGATACCTTTGGCCAGCTTGTCCGGGGTTACGGTGTCTGCGGTAAGGTCAAGCTTCGTTTCCTTGCCGATAACCACCTTGTTCACATATTTATTGGGCATTGTAGTACTCCTCTCCTATAATCAGTGTGTAGCCACTGGAATCGTTGGCTACCTCGTACTGAGGTATCTTCTTGATTGTTAGGTCCTGCTGCATTAGTCGCTTTGCGGTGGGCAAAACCTGCGCCGAGAACAACGGCGTGATGTCATACGGCCCGCTGTACTCCGGCGCACCCACCACTGTGGTGCCGGTCACGTCCACCCGCACGGATGCCGCCCCGGCAATGCGCACTGATACGGCGCTCTGTTGGGCCACTCGCACCTGGATCATGCACCATCAACCTCCTGGAATAAGGTCGGGCTCATTTTGAGCGTCAAAATCTCCGTCTGCGGCTGGTCAGTGCTGTCCCGCAACGTGATGCGGGTGTCCATGTACAATGCTTCGCCGCCCAGGAATTTGTACGTTTCTTCCCGCGTCCAGGGGATAAGGATGATGTTCTGTCCTTCCTGCCGGGTGCAGTCATCCGGCCAGACGTTGGATTTAATGGCCGGGAAGCCTTTGCAGCTCTTCTGCTTGAACACAAATTCGATCCGGCTTACCTCGTCCAGGCTCATGCCGATTTCAACCGGCAGCGCAAATTGCGTTCCCTGTTTCATTCGTTTTTCTCCTCAGCGCCTTAATTCGGCATTTTTTCTTCCTCTGTTTTCGGAGGTTCGATGTTTGCCGCCGCTGCTTCTTCGGCTGCCATATTCTCCCGCACGGCGTTCAAAACGTTCTCCAAAATCAACTCTGTGACGGCAAACGGCAGCCTTGCTTCGTTAATTGCAGCAATAACTTTGCGTTTGCACTCTTTAATGCGTTTGTTGTCAGTCATGGGGCATCCTCCTTACAGCCGCGCGTTTACGGCGTTTTTCAGTGTGGCAATGGCGGCCAGAACCTCTTCGTCCAGGGCTACAAAGGACCCCCGGTTGTTCTGGCTGGTGATGTTGCCGTTACCGTCCAGTTCCATGTAGGTGTAGCTCACTCGCTCACCTTCGGCAGTCGTTACGACCGCCACGCCGGATAATTTTTTCATTGCAATTCCTCCAAAAGAATGTCTGCGGTTTCGTTCGCGCCTGTATCTATAGCGAGCAGGTCAGCTGCGGCATCGGTGCTGGCCTCCTGCGCTCTTGCGGCGGTGCTGGCTGCCAGCTCAACGCCTGCCGGTGATCCGGCAGGATAGCTGCTGTCGCTGCGGTCGGCGTAGCTGCCTTCATAGCCGCGCTGTGCGGCCATAGCCAGCCACGAAAATTTCTGCCCCGGTGCGCCGTGTACAATGGCGTACTGGCCGCAATCCTCCGCCCACAAATGGCCGGTGCCGTCAAGGTCAGTCAGCAGCCAGGCGGGCTGCCCGTACTGGGCGATGGTCTCCGCATAGCGTGGGTCAAGGGCAATTAGGCACCAGCCGTCTGGGCTGCACCGGCCCTTACCCCAGTCCGCAAAGGTCGGCACGGGGGTCTCGAACGCGGCCATTTTGACCGCGCCGAAGCTGGTAGGCACCACACGGGATTTCTCGCCCCAAACGTCCAGGTTGTGTACATTCAGCTTGCCGCTCACGCCAACGCGCGTCGTGTTAAAATCGGCATCGCTGTCATCGCTGCGGTTGTAGGTGATCTGCATCCCAACGTAAGATGTGGGGTCAAGTCCGTTGACCCAGCCGTACTTGGCGTACTTGCTGCACGCGCCAATGTAGCTACTGCCCGCCTCTGAGTACAACACACCAGTTAGCCCGATTGTCCCCGTGTTGATGGTGGCATACCAGGCGATGTGCCTATTGTCAATGTACACGCGCTCCCCGGATTCCGTGCCCATGCGGATGTAGGCGTTGTCCAAGTCGTACACCGTGGAGTACGACAAATTGTGAATCTGCCCGGTCGTGATGTTGCCGCCGTTGATAATGGTCTTGTCCTGGTTCCAGGTGCTCAAATCCGAAAATGTCACCACGCCGGTCATGCTGATCTGCGCGCTGGTAATCTCCGTTCCGCCCGCCGTCAGCTTGATGGTGCTGCTGGTTCCGCTTGTGCTGGCCGTCAGCTTAATTTCGCCCACCGTCTGCTTGATCTCGGTTTTGGTTTCGTTGGCGGTCAGATAGTCGCCGGTGCTGGCAGTCCAAGCGGTAGGGGCATTGCCCATCTGCACCATGGGGTGCATGATGGTCAGATCGTTGGTAACGGTGGCGTTATCGTCCGCGGTACTTATAAACAGACCGTCTGCATAGCCGTCCGCGGTCGCCGTGAACGCCGCCCAGCGCAGCTTCCAGCCGTTGTCCAGCTCAATGTCCTGCTTCGCATTTTTGAATGCATTGCCGTAATAACTTTTTGCGCCGCTGCTGCTCTTGGTCTCGAACTGCAAAAACAGGCTGTCCGTGCCAGAGTTGAGCTTGTACAGTACGCTGGCGCAGTAGGTCATGCCCTTGGCAATCACCAGCGTTTTGTCCGCACCAAAGTGGAAGCGGGTGTTCTGCGCCCTATTGGTCACTCGGACGGATTCACCGCTGATCGTGTATGTTCCTTTTTTGCTCAGATCATTGCCGCCTGCATCCAGGGTCGCATTGTTCCAGTCATCGGTGCCCGCAATAATATTGTTGCCGCCGGTGATCCGCTGCGTTACCGTCTGAGTAATGCTGTCAGCTTTCTGGTCAATCGCGGATACTGATTCTTTAACGGTTTTGAATTCCCGCTTTGTGCTGTCCAGGTCGTTGGAAATGGTTGTGGTGGTTTCTTTCAGGCTGCGGACTTCCGTTTTGATTTCATCCGCCGATTGGGAGATCAGGCTTTTGGCGTTTTCCTCTGTTATGTAGTCCCCGCTGCTAGCTGTCCACGCGGTCGGCGCATTGCCGTATTGCAGCATGGGGTGAAGCAGCGAAAACTTGTTGGTGTAGCTGCCGCCATACCCCGCCCTTATGCTGCCGCAGCCAAGCTCGACCGTGTCCAGAACACCCGTAGCGGCGGGTGTCCATGTTCCATACCGCAGCACCCAGCCGTCTGTCTGCTCAATTTCAAGCTGATTTTCGGTGGTTATGCTGGTATAGTAAGAATTTCCGTTGTCGGCGGCATACGTAAGGCTCAGGCACAACCCGTCGGTGCCGGAAATTGGTTTGTACATGACGGACAGGCACAGGGTAACGCCTTTGGTAATGCGAGCGCCACCGGTATTGAAAATAAAATACCGATTGGAACCTGCGTTTGTTACGGTCGCGCTGCCGGTATCGTTGTACGTGGCCGAACTGCCGCCGATCGCGTTACCTCCCAATTTAGCATTCCGGAAGCTCTCACTGCCCAGGATCAGGTTGCCGCCGCCGGTGATTTTGGTGTCTTTTTTCACCTCAGAGGAAAGCCCGTCCACCGTTGCTTTCAGGTCGGTGTACTTGCCGGTCAGGTCGCTGGCCTTTACTTCCAGGCCATCCACGCTGGTCTTGATCTCCAGCATCTTGCCGGTCAGGTTCTTGTAGCTCTGCTCATTTACGGCTGCGGTTCCGTCCCGTGTGGCGTTGCCGGTGGATTCCAGCGTGACCTGCTGACCGGATATTGTCCGGGTCATGATATAGGAGCTCAGCACGTTTCCGCGGGCATCAGTGACAGATACAATGTTTCCAGGCGCGGGCAGGGGAAAATCCGCCGGGACGGTTACTTTGAGCGGTGTGTAGGTCACGCCCTGCATCGTTTCAAATATCGCCCGCGCGACCGGCTTCAGTGCTTCCGCAGTGGCGGATGTCAGCAGCAGGTTGCCCTGGATAACCAAGGCATTTGATCCACTCTCGTCGGACGGATACAGCACACCCACGTCGTCATCGCTCTGCCGGATCTGTACTTTGACGACCGGCGCGGTCTGAAACTTGTCATGCGACAGGCCGTCCCTTATGTATACGGTTGGCCCGATGCTCTGCGATGCGTTGTAATCTGTGTACCAGGCAAATTCGATTTTTCCGTCCGGTGTAGCCCGCAGGAATGTGCAGGACGCTTCGGCCACCCATGCAAGCAGCTGGCGGCCGGTCAGGTTATCGGCGTAAAAGGCCTGTACCCGATAGCTTCCGTTACGCGACAGGGAGTTGTTGGCAATGGTTACGCCGCACCGCTGTGCTACAAGTCCCGCAAATGCCCACAGTGTCATCGGAAACTGATCCTGAATGGATCGCAGCCAGGTAGACTGTACGCTATCAAGCCGGGATACAGCGTCATAAGCGTATACTTTGTAGGTGTTGCGGGTCTGGCTGGTAGGCTTAACGGCCCAGTAGGTGCCCGCCAGGGTGCGCTGGCCGGGTGTCTCCCGGTAGTGGGTCAGCCGGGTCCCGGATGTAATCGGCAGATCGGTTCCCGGCTCCACCCAGATTGTGATTTCCAGCTTATTGGAGCAGGCTGCGCCGGGACACAGGTCGGTGGTTTTGGATACGGTTTCGGTGCAGGTCAGGGAAAGGATAGCGTTCTGACCAACGGTGCCGGCGGCAATCTCAGTGCCGTCATCCAGCACCAGGATGTTCTTAACCATTCAGGCACCTCTTTAACATTCTTTGATTTCCAGATCCATGTCCCGCCAAACACCGGCTTTCAGCCGCTGCAGGGCCGCCCCGTAGTTGGAGCAGTAGCAGGTGCGGGTGATGGTCCGGGTCACATCTGTGGAATCGCTAGCCACAGGGCAGGTAAACTGGAATGTGGTCTTATTTTGCAGCAGTCCGAGTAGGTAGGAACAGTCGGCGTTATCGAGGTATGAATATTCCAGCGAGGCGGTCAGCACGCCATAGCGCAGCACCTCACGATGGTAGACGCCCATCTCGTCGGCGCCGCTGTCACTGCTCTCAACGTCCGAAAACTTGATGGTGGGGGAGCCGGTGGGAACCGGTAGGGAATGGCTGTCGATCTGCAAGAGGGAAGTGCGCTTGAGCATCAGTAGGCACCCCCCAGCATGATGGATTGCGACTGCCGCGCGCGGTTGAAGCTGCGATAGATCACGTCGTCACCAATGACAATGTCGCCGCTGCTGTTATGCAGCTCAGCAAGGATGTTGTTCAGCACGGCCAGTACGGGCGTGAAATCGACAATTTCCCGGCCAGACGGGGTGCTTGCCACGCTGCCCGATGCTGTCAACGCAAGCCGAACGTTGCTCTGTAAAGAGCCGGTGGATAGATCCGAAAGCTCATCCATGGCCTGTGCAACATCCCCGGCGTTCTGCCGGATGCCAAGGGCAAGGCCCGCCGGAATGTAGCGGCCCACTTCGTCCCGCATCACGCGGGAAGGGGATGCAATGCCGAAAAAGTCCTTGATAGTATCCAGCGCACTGGAAGCAATGCTCCGGGCAGCATCTTTCAGCGCGCTGCCCATAGCACCAATGCCGTTGATTAAGCCGTTGATAATGTCTTTGCCCAGCTGCACCCAGTCCACGTTTTTGACGGCGTCCCAAAGGGTGCGGCAGGCATCACCTGCGGCGCGGATGATATCCGGCGAGGCGTTCCCAATGCCCTGTACCAAATTGATCACAAGATTGAAGCCTGCCGCGATGATTTCAGGCAGGTGGGTAACAATGGCTTGCAGCAGGGTGGCAATTACGGTGGCCGCACTGCGGATGATGGAAGGCAACATGGCAAGCAGGCCCTGCACAAGGCTGAGCAGCATCTGTCCGCCTGATGTGATGATCTGCGGCAGATCTGCCACGACCTGTGCAAGGAATGCGCTCAGAGATGCAGACGCAGATTCCATCATCTGCCCGGCGTTTGCGGTAATGCCCTGCACCAGATTGCTGACAAGAGCAGCGCCGTTTTCAATGATTTGGGGGAATCCGCCGGAAAATGAAGTGCCAAATCCGTCCAGCAGAGTCTGGGCAAGGGCCTGGATAAAGGTCACCAGCGCACCGGGCAGGGCGGACAGAATGTTCCAGATATCCGGCAGCAGGTTTCCGGCCAGGAATGTGACCACCGACTGGGCCAGTGCGTCCAGGGACGGCTGCAGGTCCTGCCCAAGGGTCAGCGCACCCAGTACGTTTTTGAAACTGGCCTGCATGGCCGCAAAGGAACCGGCCAGCGTGGTGGATGCTTCCAGCGCGGTGGTTCCGGTAATGCCAAGACCTTTGTTCACATCGCCCAGGCCGCCGTTCAGCTCATCCACACCTCCCTGAATTACATGGATGGCGGTGTACACATCGGCCAGGTTGTCCAGATCGTACTTGACACCGGTGATTTTTTGGGCATCCGCCAGCAGGCGCTGCATTTCACTCTTGGTGCCGCCGTAGCCGAGTTTTAAGTTGTCTAACATCGTATAGTTCTGTTTGGCGAACCCCTGGTATGCGTACTGGATGGCGGACATATCGGTGCCCATCTTGTTGGCGTTGTCCGACATATCAGTCAGGGCCATGTTGGCCACTTCGGCGGCTGTTGCGGTATCGCCGCCCAGGCCTTGCAGCAGGCTGGCCGAAAACCCGGTCACAGTTTCCATGTAGGCATTGGCCGAAAGCCCCGCCTTCTGCCATGCATTCTGCGCATAAGCCTTGACGGTATCGGCGTTATCCTTGAACAGGGTTTCCACACCGCCCAGGCTCTGCTCCAGCGCACCGCCCTCCGTCAGGGTATCGGTCAGAGCCTTACCCAGGGCAGCGGTTGCCATAACACCTTTCAGGGTGCTGACAAGGCGGCCGCCCAAAGATGCGCCGGATTTTTCACCGGCGCTTTCGGCTTCCGGTCCCAGCACTTTTGCAAGGTTGCCGGTAATGCCTTCGGCAGAGGGAATGATCCCCACATAGGCTTTTGCAAGTTCGGTTGCCATCAGTTCACCTTCCCGTTGTTTTTGCGCCAGGCCGCATCAAACGCAGCGCCGCTGGCAAAGGATTGTACCTTATTTGGCAGCGATGCTCTGCCGGTCATGGCATCCATAACAGGGGTTGGCAGGCTGCCAGCCCCAAATCCGCTGCACAGGGCAGTTAGGCGGTCAACGGCAGCCCCCAGCAGAAGGGTGCTGGTATCGGTCTTTACGCCAGACTGTTTTTTGCAGATGCGGGAATCTTCACGCAGGCCCGCTGCCAGGGTGGCCAGCAGGGGCAGCGCAACGGTACGGTAATGCAGGATCCGGTAGGTTTCGGCCAGGTCACAAATCAATTCATCCTCGCCGTCTGCAATCATTCCGGCGAGGATGAGGAGTTTTTTCCTTCTTGGTTTGCATTGAAGATATCGCTCAGTTCGGCAATCACGGCTTCAATCGGCACCGTGCCGTCAGCAGCGCGCAGATGGTCGTACAGGGCTTTTTTCTGCGGCTTGTCAAGCAGCAGATCCAGCGCGGTGGGCAGCTCGTTCAGGTTGCCGTGGTCCACGGCAGCCAGAGCATCTACCAGCTCCATATTGCGGCAGCGGGCATCCGGAATTTCAAATGCAAAGCCGGATCGGGTTGTGCCTTTCAGCATGGTCAGGCCTCCTTGATGTATTCATAGTGGGTGTTGCCGCTGGTGTCCGGAACGGCGGCCAGGGTAATGCCATAGCCCAGGGCCTTGCTGTCCGAATAAACGATATCTTCCATTTCGGAAATACCGGCATCGGGGATGACAATGCGTTTGTTGGCATTGTTGACGATGGTATCCACCACCCATGCGCTGTTGGGAATCTCACGGCTGCTGGCTTTGACGGTCAGCCCGGCTGCGATAGTACCAGAAACATTGTCCGAACCATAGGAAGATTTGAGAACTTCCTCGTTCAGCGCTTCGATCAGGGTAAACTTGAAGGTATCCGGCTTTTCTTTCTGGATGGTTTTAACGGTATCTCCGCCCCAGGCTTTGACCTGTTCGGTTTTGGGGGAGTTGGAGTTTGTCAGGCCGTCATCACTGATGTAGCCCAATGACTTAAACGCTTCGTTCAGCTCTGCATCGGTAGATGTGGGCAGCGCAGTGCCCAGCGGCGCACGGTACACGGCACCGCCGGCTGCAGGCTTTGCCACGCCGACTAAGGTGGCATTCTGCATAGAGGATCTCCTTTCAAATTGTGCCATGCACAACGCGGTACACTGCCTGATAGCGGTATCGGTGCGTGGCGGTATCGGTAAAGTTATAGTCGTTTTCCAGGCGGGCCGAACCAATGCCCTGCCGGGCGGGCAGGGCATCCATGGCGGCTTTGGCCTGTTCATTGAGCTGGGCGGCATCCAGCATGGTAGGGGCCCAGCTCTGCACGGCGAAGGTGGAAGTGGTAATTTGGTCCGTGCGGGATGTACCGGTTTTTTCCAACACAACAAAGGTGCCGGGCATGGGGGAGGGAACCTCCATGGATACCGGCACCGGGGCAAGGGCGGCGGTCAGTACATTCAGCACCTCGGTTTCAATCATTCGTGCACCTTCTTTAGCAGGGTGTTGTGATGGAGGTTATCGGCATAGGCTTCTTCCGTGGCGGTTTCCACAATGGCAATAGCGCGGGTGGGCATTATACGGGAGACATAGCCGTCCGGCAGGCTATCCTTGATGGAATCCGCCCGCTCTTTGAGCATAGCGGCCATTTCGGGGGAACGGAGCAGTTCCCGCACCCCGGCGCGGTTCAGCACGATCTTGACTTTACTCATACCGTTCCACCTTCACCTTCTTGTTCCAGCACAGCGGGATCAGGTCATCAATGCCCTGCACCACATCGCCGTAAGTCCGGAATTTTTGCCCGAAGAACTCCACCGTCACGTTGTGCCAGTCGTTGGCGTCGCCCTTGGGCATGGCCAGCGTATAGGCCAGCCGCCTGCCGTAAAGCTGCAGATCGTTGACGATGTCCTCCGTAGCCGGTTCGCCCACCAGCACGTTGTGTACAGTGACTGGTGTTTCAGTGTAGATCGGCGCATGGAAAGCGTCCTCGCCGGTCTTGGTCTTTTCGTACAGGATGATGTCGATACCCTTCAGCATAAGTCCTCCAGCGGGCTGTGGGCACCGATTTTGTCTCCGACGCCCAGAAGCCGTTTTTCGAGCTTTGACAAGTACAACTCTCCGACCGAGCCGCCGGACACCGTCCAGCTCTGCTGGTAGCCCAGCGCCGATGCGGACGCCTGGGTGGCGCCCATTGGGTACATGGCGGCGCCCTGCCCGCCGGTGCCCGCGTCCAGTTGGCGGCGCACCATGCGGCAGGATACCAGCTGTTTGCGCTCAAACGGGGCGTCCTGGCTGTATGCGTCGATGACAATGCCGGCTTCGGCCAGCAGGGCGCTGCAGAGCGTCTTTTCGTCATCGCTCAGCGTGCGGAACCCGGCTTCGACCTCTTCCACGGTTGCATAGACCATTGCCATCACCTCATTTCCTGGCGGCGGCTTTCTTCTTCGGGGCCGGGGCGGCGGTCTGCTTGGCGGCGGTCTGCTTGGCGGTGGGCTCTTCGGCGGTCTGCTTGGCGGTGGGCTCTTCGGCGGTCTGCTTGGCGGCGGGGACGGCCGCCGGGGCATCTACGCGGGTATGCCCCGCCGCCAGATATTCAGCTTCCCGCTCCGGGGCAACGGCCATCAGGGTGCCGGTCAGGCAGTTCTTGAATTCAATCATGATCAGGACCCCGTTTTGGCTGCGCCGGTCAGCTTGTTGAACACCGTGGTGTCGCAGCGGAAGCCGACTTCGATCTCGGCGCGCACGGCGAACATGTTCTGTTCAAACAGGTTGATGGTGGTGGAACCGTCGGTCAGGGTGGCCTGGTCGGAAATGGCGATCTGCACGCCCTCCACGGTGCCGTACACCGCCTGCGTCCAGTCGCCCGCAAAGCCGACCACGGCGGCATCGCTGGCCGTGTTGGCCGTGTAGGCGCCCTTGCTCTGGCGCACCTGCGCGCCCAGAATCATGGGCACTGCGCCTTCGGCCACGCTGTTGATGAACAGGGGACGCTTATTGCCGTCCACCGCGTTCAGCAGGATGGCCTTGCCCTGCGGGGCCAGCACCCAGCCGTTCAGAATGCCGTCATGGGCGGCGATGTCTGCATCGGCGGCAACCAGACCGCCGTAGGCATTGGTCAGGATGCTCTGGGCCGTGCAGGCTTTCAGGGTGTCGAAGTTGGAGCCGGGGGCTTTCACCGCCCCGAACACGGTCTGGTCAAACTTTTTGGCCAGAGCGCCGGGCAGACGCTGCACCAGCTGATCATACAGGGCGGGCACATCGCGGCGGAACTGGTTGGAAAACGGTACGATGACGGCCAGGGTGTAGGGCTGCATCTGCTTGGTGGCCAGAGTGCCGCGCTTGACCGGCTTTTTCTCGGTCTCACCGACCCAGCCCGCTTCGGGGTCACCGGTGATAACGGGGATGGTTGCGCCCAGGCCGGGCAGCGGAATCTTCCGGGCCAGTGCCATGACGGCGCTGGATTCCTGGGCTTTCTGCAAAATTTCGCTGGACACGCTGCCCGGCAGGGAAATAGTAGTCGTGCGGTTGATATCAATAGATGCCATACTTTTGCTCCTTTACTTCATGACTTCGTTGAACCACTCCGCGAACTGCTCGCGAGTGGAACCGGTTGGGGTTTTGTTCGGGTCGCCGCCGTCGCGGACGTTGGGGTAGCCGCCGGGGGCGGCATCAAAGGCCCAGGCTTTTTCCTTGGCCAGGGCATCCAGCGCGGCCTGGATATCGCTGGTGCGGTCCTTGCTGACTTTCAGTGCATCCACGTCCAACATACCGCGGATGGCCTTTACATCGCGCCCGTGGGCATCGCGGATGGCACCATCCAAAGCGGAATCAAAGGCAAAACTGTCGGCCTGATCGGCCAGCTGGCCCTGAAGCTTGGTGATCTGGCCTTTCAGGTCGGCCACGTCCACGCCTTCAAAGGCTTTCAGGCTGTCTTTGGCGGTGTTCAGCTGGGTGGTCAGGCCGTTCACCTGGATCTGCAGGTTGGTGGCTTTGGTCTTTTCGGCGGTGATATCCCTGCCGTTTTCGCCCATCAGCCAGTCCAGCTGCTCATCGGTGATGTTGGGGATCTGCTTCTTTACGTCTTCGCGTTTCATGTTGTGTCCTTTCTGCCTGCGCTTTTATTTACGCGGGTCGCATCCGCCTTGGCTGTACAGTTTTACGCCATGCCGGGCATGTTTTGGGGAATAAATGGGGATAAAAAGTGCCCGCTTGCCCCTCATGCAGGGCAGGCAGGCATAAAAATACCACGGTGCAGAATTTGCATCGTGGTTTCAACAAATTGTTGGCGCGGCCATTACGGCACAATTTCCACGCCGGGCAAAACGTCCATGCAAAAACACAGCCGGTACTGGCGCGGACAGATAGAATTCATTTTGAACTGTTCCGGGCTGGTCACTGCGGTCAGCATGGCCAGCATCAAAACAAGCAGCTTCTTCATTTTCTTCATTGCGTTCTCCTAAAAATGGGCATAAAAATACCACGGTGCGTGTGCATCGTGGTTCAATCGTCAACGTAGTTATCTACATCCGGCCATTCGGTCATATTTTCGCTTTCTTCTTCCAGCTTTTGGATTTCAGCTGCAAGTTCTTCCGGTGTTTTACCAGAAGGCGTGTATTCTTTCATTTAATTTCACTCCATTCGATTCCGTATGCTTCCTGTGCATCCTGTAATGCACGCTGGAACGCATTGATCACACCCATATTATAAGGCGGTGCCATGTAAATGTCAACTTTCTTGTCGATGACACTCACAGCAAATGGTCGTGCATTGCGTGTACTATACTTATAGATCGTTCCATCATGGCAGGCAACAATACCAAAAGCATATTTCTTCTCGCCAGCACTGCCGAAATCTGCACCGGATGGAGGAACATTAGTACCATGGTTATGGAGAGAAACCAGGCTGTAAGGTTCTGCGGATTTGACTGCGGCGTTCAGTGTTCGGCTGTACTGCGTTTCGTTTCTGACTTTACTAGACGTTTGTCCTACAAGAGAACCATCCATGCGCAGAATTGACAAATCCTCGTAGTAATCGCCAGACTGGTGCGTAACAGCAGCCTTGCAGTATTTGTAGATTGACTGATTCAATGCCGGGTTATCTGAAACGGAGTCAAACTTTGCACGATACGGGGCGCTGTTCATGTAGTCAAGATCTGCCTTGTTAGAGCCAACTCCACCGCTATAGCTTCTTTCGCTTTTGTTGACCTTTCGCACCGCATACGCCGCCCGCTTCTGGGCGTTGATGGCATCCTTCCGGGCAGCGTAGTCGATGCGCCGCATTTTGTTGATGTCGCCGCCCGCATCCCGGTACTGTTTCAGGTATTTTTCCGGGTCATAGCCTGCCAAGGTGGTGCTGTGGTCAAACCGGATGGCAAACTCACAATCACAGTTGGCGTGGATGTGGTCGGCGTGGCCGCCTTTCAGCACCTTGCTGCTGGCTTTCTGCCAGCCGTTGCTTGCCAGTGTGATGCAGAACGGGCAGGTGTCCCCGTGGGGGACCCAGGCCCACTCGGCCCCGTCGCGGACAGCGTTTTTCAGGGTGGTATCGGCCCCGGCACGCTTGACCAGGCGGCTGACGCCGTTGGGCAGGTTGGCCGGGTTTTGGTTCTTGGTGGCGTTCACCATGCGGGCCACCTCGCCGTAATCTGCCGGTTCGGCAGGCTCCGCTGCGGGCACCCCGGCGTTGGCCGCTTCGGCCAGGGCGTCATACATCTGGCAGGCCAGCTCCGCGCTGCCCTCGCCGTATTTCGTCACAAGTCCGTAAGCGTAGGCAATCAGGTCGTCCGTGCTTTCGGTGCCGTGAGAGCCTATGTATTCCCGCATGAGCTGCCCGGCTTTCTGGTTCAGGCGGGACAATCGGGTGATGTACTCATTCCAGGCGTTGGCTGTTATCTGCATCGTTTTCCATCTCCATCAGCACCTGTTGGCCCCGCACCCGCTGTTCCTGCGCCTTAATGCGGCGGATATCGGCCTGGTCAAAGCCGATCATCTCCAAAAACGTGTCGGTGGCGGCAAACTCCTGCCGGGCGGAAGCAATCTTGATGGCGGCATCCGCGGTCACGGCCACACTGGGCATGGCGGGGTTCCGAAAGTGGGCCATCACGTCCCGCTCTTCCTCGGTCAGCTCGGTCAGAGATACGTTCCGGGCAATGGCCTGCGCCATACAGGCGATGGTGTGCAGGGCATCGCCGTTGCCGGTGTTCAGCTGCTGCGCCATCAGCACCAGCGTCTGGCTCTGGGCAAGGATGGCATCGCTGCTGGTGGGGTTGGCGTCGTTCACCACGCCTACGTCGGTCACGGTCAGGCCGGTGGCTGCCGCAAACTGGGTGGCGGTCATCCGCATCTTTTCCACATGGGGCTGCAAGCTGCCCTGCGCCAGCTGCCCAAAGACCGGGTTTTCGCCGGTCTCCGGGTTGAAGGTGGCGGCGATGAGCGCACCGACATACTGCTTGAATTTATCGGAGGTAATGGCATCGTACTGCTCATCGGTCACGCCGAGGATGTACTTCTGGGGCGTGGTGTCAAACTCCAGCGCGATGGTAGCGTTAGCCACGGTGCGCACATAGTCGTCGATGAGGGAACGGATGGCGCGCTTCAGGCGGCTGCGGCCAAAGGGCTTGTTGCTGGTGGCGTTCCAGATCAGCGGCTCCATCAGCGGACGACCCATCTTATTGGGATGCCGTTTTGCTGTCCAGACGGTCCCTTCGCGGGTCAGTACGATCAGGGCGGTGTCGGTATAGAAGTTGACGATGGACGGGGTCCATTTTCCTTCGTCCTTTTCGTCCTTCATGGTGTCGATGATGGCAAGGCCGCAGTCGATCCGGCCTTTCTCGCCGCTCCACAGGGCAGCGGCCGCAGCAGGGGAGTGAAAGCGGATGCCCCAGCCGATGTCCGCATCTGCGGACAGTGTGGCGAACACGCATCCGTATTTCAGCTGATCCCGGCAGGCTTTGGCGTAGGCTGCAACCAGACGGTTGTCGGTCACCAGCTTTTGCAGCCCGTCCAGTGCGCCGCCGTTGCTCACAAAACCATCGAACATACTGCGGGATGCCAGCGCGTCCACTGCCTTCTGTCCCCAGTTGCAGCCGACCTCCAGACCGCGCAGACCTTGCGGCAGCGCAAGACCAAGGTTCACGTCCTGCAAGGTGACGTGCCCCTCGTAATACTTGTCTTTGGTGGCGTTGCGGCTCTGATGATACATATACGTTTCGGCCAGGTCGCTAAGCTGCTGCTGTTCCGCGGCGGTCAGCCCGGCTACATGGCCAAAATTCAGGGTATTCGTCATGGTTCTCCTCTCATCCGATGCGCATTTTGCGGGTTGGGTCGCGTTTGCAGGTTTTCGCGCCCCACAGTGCCAGGGCGCAGGCTTCCCGCCGCTGATGGGGCGCTTGGTGCTGGTAATGGCACTTTCGTTCAGGGCTTGCTGCGGCTTGTACCAGGTCAGGCCGCGCTCGTTCACGGTGGTGACAAGCAGCCCCACCGAGGCAATCACATCCCTGGCAGAGGGGCGGAGCACGGCGCTTTTGGCTTTCCAGGTGGGGCGGATGCGCTCCACCAGCACGTCCACCCCGTTGCGGCCATCAATCACCACACAGCTTGCGCGGTCATAGCGTTCGTTCAGCCAGTCCACCAGCCAGGCCAGGCCGCGGCCGGTGGGCTGCTGTTCGATCAGCGAGACGCGGGCCGGGCCATCTTTCGGGATCACCGCGCCGCACAGGCAGACAGCAGAACCATCCGCGGCAAACTTGACACCGTAAGCGGTCTTGCCGTCCGGCTTTTCCGCTTCGCTGGCGCAGGCCGCCCAGGCCCGGGCATCCAGCGCCTTGTCGCTCTGCTCCGTCAGAACGGGGCTCCACCAGCCAAGGCGTTCTCTGGCAAAGCCGTCGGCGCTCATGCTCCGGCACTCCTCCGCCGCAAACTCCTCGCTGAGCCGGATGCCCATGGCCGGGTTAGTCTGATACCAGACCGCGTGATTTTCGAGATCGATCTTGTCAACCTGCTCTCCCTCCACTGACCATTCGTGCCAGGCATCGTGCACACCCGGTGCGCCAAGACAGGCTGTCCGGCGGCGGCGGAATACGTCTCCGGGACAGCCCGGATAAGGCGGGGTTCCGGTATAGATCAGCTGCCGGGTGCCGGTGGCCGATGCGGCCAGCGTGGCCATGATTGCCTCCACCTGGTCGTCCGTCAGTTCCTGTGCCTCGTCATAGACCACCAGCGAGATGCCGTCAAAGCCGCGGGCTGCCTGCCGGGATCGGGCCGAGAACTCAATGCTCCCGCCGTTCAGAAGCTCGATGCACTCCTCGCCGTTGGTGTAGCGGATGTTTTTCACCAGTTCTAGCACCTCCGGGTGCCGCTTGTCGGTAAACATCCGGGCCAGCCGGTTAAAGCTCTTTTTCGCCGTGCGCACCTGATGGGCGGTGTGCAGGATCTTCTCACCGTTGATGACCATTCCGAAAAACTCTCGCCCCTCCAGGCACACGTTTTTTCCGTTCTGCCGGGGCACGGCCAGCCCGGCAGAGGTCACGGTGTACCGCCCGGATGCATCCCGGCCCAGCCAGCAGTCCAGCACCAGCTGCTGCCATTCATCCAGCGCATTGCCGTAGGCGGCCATCAGCGCTGCGGCGTCCGCACCGTCGGTCGTAACGCGCTCCGGCTCGATGCGGTATCTTGGAATCTGTGCGCCGGTCATGCGTCCTGTTTTCTCCGATTCTGCACCAGAGTGAGTACACTTGTCGGCTTAATGTCGGATATTTGCTCTTGCGGCACCTCCACAGGTAGGAGCTTAATCAGCATATCCAATCCAGACAGGTACGTTTTCCACAATGCCTCATAAGCCCGGAAGGCCGGGTTCTCTCTCACGCCCGACTGCCCACCGCCGTTGTCATATTCCACCGTGATGCCTTCCTCACCGATGGCTTCCCTGGCATCGTCCAGCTTGGATTTCATCCACGAAACATTCAAAATCACCGGGTCAAGCGACTTGATTTTTTCGTCATTCAATCCGTTTTTGGCCAAAAATTTAGCCAGTTTTCTGCGCTCTGCGGCAGACCTTTTCGCGATCTCCGCGCGCGCGCGATTAGAAGTATCTGCTGCCACTTTTTGCTTCTCCTTCCTGTTTTGATACCACCCCCCAATCAAATTGTTTTTTGCGGGGGTAAATCGGCGCTGGACGGCTTGGGGTCGCCCGCCGGCCGGGGTGGGGGTCCCTCCCCACCCCTCACCAGCTGCCGTCTGCAGGAGGCCTTTGTGTGCGGGTGTGCTGCGCAGAATTGGGTTTTGCGGGCGAAAGCTTGCAGCCTTTCTGCGCGTTGCACCAGTAATGCGCAGCCTGTAAGTTGTCCCAATCTTCAGCCGCAGCCCGCGGGGAAGCGTACCCGAACTCGCGCCAGCGGGCAACGGGGCGTATCTCATCCACCACAAAGCTGAGCGGGTGCGCCGCATCGGATGGTTCGTCGTAATGGATCGGGCCAAGGCGTCCGCCGCAGATTCCGCACGGCGCGCCCATGGCTTTCAGCCGCGCCCGGTGCTTTCTGCGCAGGGCTCCGTTGGCATACCGGGGGTTAGTCATAGAGGGGCCTTTCTCAGCGGCCGCTGGTAGGTCCAGCATCCGCCGGGGCCGATTTTATGTTTGGGCCGCTCGCACTGCCACGGGTTGACACAGCGCGGCAGGGAACAGATCACCCGTTCGTTGCCGCACATGCGCCAGATACAGCGGGCGCAGGGGTTGGTTGTTTTGTTGTTTTTATCTGCCATGGGTTACACTCCAAAACAAAAGAGGGCAGCCGGTGGGCTGTCCTCTCAATATTCTATGATATCAATTCTAGCACTAAAAAATCTTGCACAGTATCAACTTTTAGCCAATTCCTACGCGTTGCGCAACATTTTCCAAATATTTGCGGCGGCGGCGATAGAATTCTATCCGGCTAATTCCCGGCACTTCCAAGCGCTCGTATGTCCAGGTGCGGCAGGCCTTGCAGTTGAGTGCAATAGCCTTTTGCAGCGCGGCCCGTACCGTGGCGCTCTGGATGTCCGCCCCAATCTCATCCGCGGCGGCATCAATGGCCCGCATGATCTGCACATCCCGCTGTGTCTCAAGCTGCTGGATCGCCTCGGCCTTGTCGGCGGTGATGTCGTTGGAATTCCCGCCGGCGTGCGGCAGGTACACACGCACGGGCGCGCCGCAGCTGGTTGTGGTATCCACAAAATTTGTGCCGCTACGCAGGATGATCTCATCCACCTGGCGCTTATACTCGGCCTTGCGCCTGGCCTGGCCGCGCACCAGCTGCAGGGCTGCCAATACGATGTCATTCGGCAAGCGTTTGTTTTTCCCCACGTGTGTATACCTCCCTTAATCCGAAATATGGCTGTCTCTGCGTTCAGGTGTCAGGATCTCCGCCATGTGTGTGCGGCATATAAATTTTTGATTCTTCATCATCCACATGCGCGGCAGCTTTCCCAGCGGCTACCCCGGCGGTATAGGCGGTGGCGGTGACGGTGACAGCCTTGCTGAATTTCATAG